AATCGAGGTAGTGAAGAGGGAGGATGCTTTCAAGGCTGAGCGGGGCGAATGGTTCCGTTGGCGCGGTATCAAGTGGCTCATCATCAAGCAATGGATCTCAGACCGGCAGGAGAAGTGTACCAAGCTTCTTGCATTCTAGGAGGAACTGTGGCAGACTGAGGAGGAAGATGAGTCAATCCAAACGGATGTCAGCAGTTGAATCCACCACTAACTTGATGGTTGGGAATGTGGTGGCTTGGATCATGTACGTTTATGTCTTGCCTGCCTTCTTCGGAGTTTCGATTGGGCATGGCAAGGCATTTGCCTTTGTGGTCATCTTCAATGGGCTGAGTATCATCCGTTCATTCCTCCTCCGGAGGCTCTTTGAACGGATCTCAGCAAGAGGAATCACATGAGCAACTTTGCAACGGGCAACCCTGATTGCCCTGCCTGTTATGGGCGGGGCATCCTTGAGTTTCTTGGAGGTCCATCGGTTGCTTGCGGATGCAGGAGAAAGAGAGGAACTATGAACAGTAGTCGATTTGAAAGGGGGGATTTTGTTCAGACCTCCAACGGAACGGCAATGGTGCTAGAAGTGGCAGTGAAGGAAGCACTGCCGGAGAAGAGGGGACTGCCGGGAGGAGCCAACAGAATTGAATACACTGTCCGGCATCTTGGAAGAGGAGGAAAGAGTATTGCTTTCCTAGATCCGGAAACGGAAGTGTACCCCGGTACTAAACTCTTGGCCTGTAGTCCAGCGGCGGCTTTCGAGTTCCTCGGATATTCGGAGGACAAGTCTGAGGATGAGGAGGAGGAGTTTGTTGCAAGCAGACCTCTGCCAAGGGAGGATGAGCGGGATCACTCCAAGACGGTCAACAAGCCTTCCAACAGGTTTGCAACACTCAAGGACTCAATAGCAATTCCTCGTGTCCTCCATGATGCTCTCTTGACCATCAGGAACCCCACGGACAGAGCGGAGATCATCTACTTTCTCCGGACTGCAAAGGCTCCAAAGGAGATCACCAAGGACATGGTTGGGGAGGACACGGTTTTCGTGGACTGGATTCCCCGGAATGAGGTTGGGAGGAACTATGTCCGGTTGCAACTCATGCCGGAGTACCAAGAGCGGTCTCTCTGGATCTATGAGATTGACAAGGGCAACCCCAACGGCGGGGAAGGGGAAATCCACATCAAGCCGGAACATATTCCGGAAGTAATTGAGAAGCTCCAACAGGCTCACAGACAATTCCTCTTTGACACTATCCCCGGATCTACAAGACTGGACAAGGAGGCATCAGTCCAGAACGGTGAGCATGTCAAGACTGATCCTATCCTCACTCAGGAGGAACTTGAGAAGCTCTCCATTGTTGAGCTTGCGGCGGATGATGTCATGCCGGAGAGCTTTGCTGAGAAGCTTGCTGAGGTTGGCCCGGAGCCGGAGGAGGAACCTCGGATCATGTCTGCTGAGGAGAGCGCAGCGGCTATGAGGAAAACCAATCAGGCTGAGACCCTCAACAAGCTTGAGGAGGATGCCACTGCCTTGGCTGAGAAGACCGTTGCAGACCACAAGCCCAAGAGGAAGTTTCTCAAGAAGCGGGGATACAGGACAGATCCTCCGGAGGGGCAATGATGGAGTGGCTCACTCAAGCATCAGGTTTGTCCAACGCTCAGTTGGTCGCCATTGTAATGCTCTCCTCATGCTTCATCTGTATTGGAGCAATGTGGCTTGGTTGGGCAATGAGGGGCTACCATCTTCGGCAGTACATCAAGAAGCGGCAGGAGGAGGAAGCGGCAAGGCAGGAGAGGATGAGGCGGGCAGGAGAAGCTCTTGCAAGCGGAAAGGCAAAGGCAACGTTCCATGAGTGAACTGATTCCAATTGTGATTCTCTGCCTCCTGCTCGGGATGGTCGCGGGGCTCCTGCTTGGAGACAAGAGATGCAAGCAGAGACTCCATGCCCAAGACAGGAGGCATGGGGAAAGCTTGCAACGGGTGAACAAGTATTGGGAGGAACTTATCCGGAGGAACTTTGGACAGGACTCCCCTCTTGAGGGAGAGAGTCCAAAGGGAACCCTGATTTGGCCAAAACTCTCCTCCCGGAAAGGGAGCCCAATGACAACCTTGGAGCAGAAGCAAGCCCGGAGGAGGAAATTCCTTGGCCTTGATTGAGTTCAGCATCCTCCCGGATACGGCGGCATTTCATTTTGCAACCGGCTTCATCTCCGGCATGACAGGAACCATTGCCGTGATTCTAGTGGCAGTGCTCTATAGAAACAGATGGTAGGAGGAACATGAAAAGAGGAAAGCTGTACCGGGCAAGGGCGGCAGATTGCATGACCTTTGTCCGGCTCATCCTTGGGGCGGGGGAGGAACTCCTCCTCAAGGAGACGGTCAAGAGGGACTTCACTGCAAGGCTCACAGACCATCCCAACGTCATCTGCCATGGGGAAAGCCCGGAGGAAGCGGTGAGCAGGCTCTATCAAGTATCAACACACATCCCAAGACGGGACGAGACAGGAGAAAGTAATGCCATTGACAACACAAGGCAGAGAGACGGCAGTTGAAGCCCTCAAGGAGAGGAGGGCCAACCGTCCGGATCAGATAGACAACTCCTCCCTCCCGGCAGGGAGTCCCATGTACTTCTATTGCGTAGCATGTGGACACTATGCGGACGAAAAACCAGAGTGTTATACATCCACTCCCAAGAGTCTCTGTGAGGAGTGCCAAGCCCTCAAGGACTTGGGTTGGTTGGTCTGACAGGAGGAGGAAAGAAGTATGCCGGATTTCATTCGTGATTTCATTACTGAGTTAGAAGGAGTCAGCAGAGAACCAATTCCCTCTTGGGTTGATGAGATCATCTGCTCCAATTGTGGGGAGAGGTACACAGCAGTCCAAACCCAAATTTACAATGGATTCCCTGCTTGCCGGAATCATCAGCAGTGCGGCGGGATTGGTTGGCGGAATCATATCTTTCATTGGGGGGATGAACAAGTCGCCTATTGGAGAGTTCCTCCCAAACTGAAAGAGTTCCTTGGCACTCTCTCCGGAGAAGCTTTGCAGGAGTTGACTACTTGGTTTCAGGAGGAGACTAAGGAGTCTCTGTATCAAACCTTTGACATATTGGTCAATCGAGCAGCGATGAAGGCAGTTGAGGCTCAAGCTCTGCGCATGGAGAAGCGGCGGTTGGAGAACTAGGAGGAGGAAGCAATGAGCAGACCCGGTACAGGTCCGGAGATCAAAGAACTATTGGCAGACCTCTCCAAAAGAGATGCGGTCTCTCAACTTCAGTGGATGGTTGACGCGGGGGAGGAAGTCATTCTTGGCAAGGATGGACCCTCTTACTCAGCCAAGATCCGGGGGACTGCCTTTGCCGCATATGGAGACACTCCCCACATTGCAATTGATACTCTCTTTGTCAACAGGAGAATGAGACAGTGATGGAGTTCATTGGAGGCACTTCCGGAGAGATTGCAGTTGTGAGTTTGTATTTGCTTGCTGCCATTGGTTGTTGGTGGTACAGTAGGAGGAGGAGGAGAGAAGCCAAGGCCCGGAAGTTCCTTGCTCGGGTCACAGGAGAAGAAGACAGATGAAGGAATGCAGAGTTGTTACCACAGGCAGAATGGATGGGGACTCCCTCCAACAAACGATGGACGAGCAATACAAGGAAGGTTGGGAGTTGGCTGAGTGCATGAACCTGTCCTCCTCTGAAAAGCTCTTTGTGTTTCATCGTTCAACGGAGGAAGTCTTCCACGTTGAACGGCTTCCAATCATTCAGGAGGCAGATGGGCCAAGGTTCGTTGGACTCCATACTCAAGCATTGGTGAATGATGCAATGGCAGTGAGGCGGCTTGCCATGTTCCACGGGATCTCCGGCATCAAGCGGATAGAGGGAGAACATCATCCGGATGATTCAAAGCTATGGTACAAGAAGCCCGGTTGGGCAGTAACCATCCCCTTCCCCAAGACAGGCTCCACAGAGAGCCGGACGTTTGAGGCGGTGACTTTGGGCTTGGCTTGCGACAATGCCAAGTCCTACTTGGAGATGACCCGGAAAGAGAAACCCGTACCATCCAAGTGAGGAGGAAGACTGATGCAAGAGTACCAAGTTGAAGAGTTGAGTTTCTTTCTGACAGGGGAGGAACTCCAAGCCTGCTTGGATGGGAAAGCCAAGGACGGATTCAAGTTCATCAATTCCTATACCAACATCAACACAAGAAAGATCCTCTTCATGTTTGAGCGGGAGGGGGACACCAACTGCCCGGAGGAGGCTCCTCTCAGAGTTCCTCCCTATACAAGAGAGGATGCAGACAGACACATGATGGAGGACGGGTCTGCCGTGCGGCGGCTTGTCATCCTTGCCAAGGGAACTATTGCGATAGATTGGGAAGGGGAGAACAGGAGGAGGACATGGATTGTGTATGTCTCAACTCCTTCCGGGCATCCCCAAGAGTTTCGGCATTCAAGACTCTCCGTTGCTTGTGAGAATGGCATCTCTTATCTCAACTTGGATAAGAAGTTCAAGGAAGCCCGGAAGAGCAAACCCGTATCATCTGAGTAAGGAGACAGAGATGGACAAACAAGCGGCAGATCAAGAGTTTCTGAAGAGATGGTTGGTAGATAATCCGGAAGATGTTCCCGGCTTCCGGGCTTTCCTTGCTGAGGCATGTCCGGAGATTGGGGAGGAGATCCTCATTGGGAGAGGTCTCAAGTTGCTGATGGCGAAGCCAACCAAGCAACTCATCTTTGACAACAAGCATGGAGGGCTCCGGCTCATCAAGTCGGAGGAGGAGATGTTTCCCAATGACCATGATGATAACTTCGGACCCGGACAACACATGGCGGATGTGACGGAGGAGGAAGGTCTCAAGGTTCTCATCAAGACCATGCTTCTCCTCCATGGTCCTCCGGATGCTCCTCCTCCTCTCAACATCATCGGACCTGATGAGGATGAGGAGAGCAAGACTCCGGACGCCTATGAGGAGGTAGGCCAACAGCCAAACCCCTCCATTTCTGTGATGGAAGCCTATGAGAAGATCGGAGAAGTTATGCCTCTTCTCGGGTCCGGGAATGTGGCGGACATGATAAAGGAGAAGTTGGAGGGAGCGGCGGGGTTCCTTCTCAATGCCCATGCTCAGTTGGAGAATCCAATAGGAGGCATCCTCAACCCCTCCGGTTTCCCCGTGACGGAGGAGGAAGTCACTGCCCATCTTCAAGAGCCGGAGATTCCTCCCGGCTTGACAGAGGAGGCGGTCAAGATTGGCTTCTGCATTATCAAGCTTCTCAGCATGTCGGAGGATGAGGACGGGACATCAGTCACTATTGAGAAATCAGTTTGGATGGTTGGGAAGAAGAGAGGAAAGAGAAAGCGGGAGATCATCGTCAACGCAATCATCCAAGCGAATGAGGATGTTGCTATGGGCCAACACAAATTCCTCCTCAAGGCTCTGGAGGATGCCATCTCAGACGGGCAACACAGAGTAACCAAGGAGACCAAGGAACTCCCCTACTGGCTTCCAAGGCCCGCTAGATGTATCTCTGTGGACACAACTCAACATCATGCTCCTCCTCCCTCAAGGGTTCCAAAGGTATCGACTCTTATCAAGGCGGCAGAGGAGGAGGAGTGGGAGCTTGAGGCTTTGGAGCTTACTCCTTCGGACATGATCCGGATAAAGATTGATTCCTCCGGCGAGAAGCAATGGCTCCCTCTGGAGAGCTTGGTTGACAACCTTGTCCGGATGACTAAGGAGCAAGCAGTGGAGGACGCTTTGGACTCCAATGGGAACGAGGAAGAGGAGGAGGAATGACGGAGCACTCTCCATTGCAATACTATGCCGGTACTGTTGCATTGTTCCTCCTCTTGCTTTGGGTGGTCATCAGTTGTACTGTCAGCTTCTTCAAGTACATCCGGCTCAAGGTGGTCAACAGCAATCTCAGACACAGGATGAGGGGGAGACATGGAACTCCGTTGGAAGGCTGGAAGGGCCGGGACAAAGTTCCTCCGGCTCCTTTTGTGGCTCGGGTACATCCACATAGGAAGGGTTGAGAAGTAATGCCAGACAAGATCTTAGACCAACTCAGGTTGACGGTAGAGGAGAGAGCAATGCTTGGGGAGACCCTCCGGCTCCTCTTGCAGCAAGGGGGCTTTCCCCCGAACGTATCCAAGGGGCAAATCCGGAGACTCATGGAGAAGGTGGGAGGGGACAACTTCCTCTTCACTATCGAGTACACCGAGGATGACGCAATGGAGGATTTTGACCATTACATGCTCAAGTACCAAGGTCTCCCAGTTCTCATGATTCCCGTTGGGGCTCCTTTTCTGCCAAGAGACAAAGCCCATGATGTTGCTCAGCGGCTCCGGGATTGGATGGCAACCGGAGAGAAGAGGAGCGGTTTTTGGGGGATGTTTGATACAGTGCTCAAGCAGCAAGAGGAGGCAGAAGCTGGAAGACGGGTCTCCAATGTCACCAAGCGGAATGCAAAGAGGAGGAAGTAATGCCGGACCTTGACAGGAACAAAGTCCAAGGGCTCCTCTTCATCCTCATCCGGGATCATCGGGAGATCGTTGAAGACGTGATTGAGAACCACATCAAGAAAGCCAACGGCAGGCTCATCCATTTTGATCCGGGGGAAGTCTACTCCCGGAGCAGTGAGTTGTTGAGAGACTTGGAGGAAGGATGATCGTCACGGAGATAGTTGAACATGAGATCCCGGATGAGGACTGGAACCGGATCAAGAACCAACTCAACAAAGGGAACTTTCCTCCTGTGATGAGGTTCTGTTCTATCAAGGGCATTCCCTATGAGGCGGTATGCAGAGCAGTCCACAAGGACGGAGAGGAAATTGGACCCTCCTTTGCTACCTTGCCAACTCGGGGAAAGGCTTGGGGGCTGACTCCAAGGAAAAGATCCGGAAAGAAAGCTCCTCCCAAGAAAGCTCCCAGCAAAGGGAAAAGAAAATCCGTATCATCTAAGTGAGTCTGAACAGCAGACCATCCCTTTGCAAAGGAGCAACATTAGAATGGGAACACAAACACTCCCTCTCTCCATCCGAGAAGAGAAGCCAAGACCGGAGGGGCAAGAGTTCTTTGGAACTCAGTTCCTCCAAGTCTTCATCAGGTATACCCGCAAGCTGTATGCCCTCCGATTCGGGAGCCAAGCCCCTCCGTTCAACCTCTCCGCATCTACCGTGAAATATTGGTGGGACTCAGCGGCGGCAACACTTCCTCCTGATGATGTCTATATGTTCAAGTACCTTGATCGGGCATCGGACCCTCCTGTCCTCCGGACCATGGTGATTACCAACCGGCAAGCCTGCCAAGTCAGCATCCCCGGTTTGTACGATTATCCGGAGTACGTGGTCATGCCAACAAGGGCTTTCGTTCAAGGCCCGGATGGCAACGCAACCGGACTGATCCCGGCAACCCGGTTGTCTTACTTCCCGCAAGCCGAAGCCCTCTATGCCAAGATCCGGGAAGACCTTCCCGGAAAGGACTGGTACATCTCAGAGGATTCATTGGACGGGATGATCTTCCGATACGTCTATGGAATAACGGACACGGAAGTCCCGGAGAACAACTTCAAGGAAGGACGGCGGATTTGGAGCCTTGCTCTTCAGGGCAAACCTGCATCTCGGCTCAATGTTGGCCGGATGTTCGGCAAGATGAACCGGGACGGGGTTGGTGCTCCGGGGCATTTCATTCTCCGAGGAGAAGACTCAATCGTCTGGGTATCAGACCTTGACCTCCAAGACCCAACGGAGACTCTCCCAGAGGTTCCCATCCCTTGCCGGGACTTGGCAGCGGATGAGAAGCTCGTCAAGCGGTCACCGTTTGATGTCAATGGCTCTGTTCAGATCATTGAACCGGGAGGAGGAGAACCGGGAGGAGGGGACTTCAGTGAGAAGATTTGGAACCTCCTCAAGGTGGTTGCCGAGAGAATCGGCATCATCGTTGAATAGAAGCTGAGAACAATTCCGGATATTTTTGAGGGGGAGGGCATCTGTGTCCTCCCCTTATCCGTTTAGATAAGGAGGAAATATGAAAGAGTCAGATGAGGATGTCACTCAACGGAAACACGGGATACCAGAAAGGAGGCTCCCTCAATTCCTTGCAAACCTTCAGGAGGAATGCAATCAGAAGTATCAGAGGATGCTCCGGCATTGCTTGAGTGAGGGAGTCCCTCAGATGGGTTGGCTTCTCACTCAACTGATACGCATGGAGGACAACCTCAACAGTTGGACTGAGGCAAGAAAGCCAGATCCCAAGAAAGCGGCAGAACTTATCCTCAATGACCCGGACAACGTTGCTGAGGCTCTTCGGGATCTTGGTTGGACCAGATCTGCGGAGGAAGCTCAGAGAGCCTCAGAGATGCTGGAATGGGCTTTCATGTGTATCCGGGAGATGCCGGGAGGGAAGGTTCCTCCCAAGGAAGAGACCAAAGCTCCCCCGGTTGGTCCTGCCATTCTCGGGATGACTGCTGCCCTCTGTGGAGAGGGGACTGTTCAAGCCCTCCTTGATGGGAACCCGGAAGAAGCTCTGAAGCGGACGGCGGATCATATCCGGGAGGTAACGGCAAAGGGGCATACCCCAACCTTAGAACAGGTCCAAGGAAAATCCCCTATTGCCAAGGAGGAATAGAAAGGGTAGTCTGAGACATGCTTGAGTTTCTATTCTGTCCTGTCCATGGGGTCTGCCTCAAGATACTTCCTCTTGCAGGCTTGCTTCCAATCTTCGGCGGCATCCTTTGGAGAAAGGTTTGGCGAAAATGAAATTTCCAAGTCTACTCCGAGCAGTGAGAAAGCCTCCTGCTCCGAATCCAAAATGCAGTGAGTGCCGGTTCTTTTTGGTTGCGAACCATCGGCCATTTCCGCCGGACCATGGTGGTTGCCGGGAGTCTCCTCCTGATAGACCTGTTGGCGGGAGAGTTGATGTGATCTCGGAGTATCGGATTGTTCGGGCGGCAAATCCTGTTTGCGGCAGTTTTGCAGAGGGTTCTCAGGACTGGTAATGAATACTCCAAAGTTCCTCCGGCTTCTATTCAACGGTGAGACCATTGGATTCATTTCTCCAACGGTCATCCGCAAGAAGTGGGAGGAACTAACACTTGGGGAGGAACCACTGAAGCTCATCCCTGGAGGCTTCTGTGAGGACTGTGAGCACTGGAACAAGTTGACCGGGCTTGGGCTCTGCAATGCCTTGAAGCCTTACGTTGGGCAGAAGGGGTCTGAGGAGCTTGAGGAGGAAGAAAGCTTTGCTCTCATTGTCCCGTTGGATTTGACGGATGAAAGCAAGCCTCATCTCCAAACCTCTCTCATCACAGCAAAGGACTTTGGTTGCCGGATGTGGTCTGCTCAAGAGTTCCCGGTTCCTCCCGGCATCATGTCTTGGGGAAAGAAGTCCGTATAATCTCATCATGTATCCACCAATATCAGTTGTCCAACCTTGGTTGAGTGGCATCCCAATTCGGATGCAGTCAACTCTTCTTCTGAGCCTCCGGGGTCCGGACACTCACAGATGCCCGGAGATCAAGAAAGTTCAAAGGTGGCTGAGGGGTCTTGTACTCATCCCCGGCAACCCTCACAATGCTCATGAGTTCATGACTGCCACTGGGGATGTTCCTCCTCTTCAAGAGAAGGGTCCATTGGCAAGGGAGCTTGAGTTCTGTTCTCAGCATTTTTATTCCCACTTGATGCACGGTCTTGAAGTTGTGGCTTACAAGCATTCGGACGGGGATACAAGGCGTGTTGCCCGGAGCTTGTTCATCGGAATGTGTCTACTCATGCATCTTGTCCCGGAGACAGAGGATGACATGGACGCAAGACTCCGTAACATGAAATGGCCGGGAGGGGTTCAGCCTCTCTCTTATGAGGAGGTTCCTCCGGCACAGGAGGAAGAATTCACAGGTCTAATGCCGGGGGAAATTGGAGGATGAGTTGCCTCCCTTGCAGACTTTGCACTGATGGGCTTGATGACTGTTTCCCAGAGGGCGAAGGGGCAGACCTCCTTTGCCCGTTTTTCAAACCACATGGAAAGAGGATTGATATGAAATTTTGGAAAGTGACAAAGAAAGACACAGGCTCCTTTATTGGGTTTTGTTCTCAGGATGGCAAGGAGAAATGGGAGGGGATGCACTGCCTCTATGACTACTCCTCTGCCACTCAAGAGGAGGCAGAAGAGTGGTCTCAGGAGCAGGCATACTTGCTTCAGAAGAAGACGGAAGAGACAGCGGACTTGGGCGGTCTCAAGGTTGACCTTGCCTCCGGGTCTCCTGTCAAAGCTGCCAACAGAGAACGGGAGTAGTAGAAGCAATGAGCTTTCCTCCTGAGTGGATTGCATGGGAGAAGATAGCAGGAGGGGCAACCACTCCTCCTCCATCTCCCAAGAAGGTCTATCTGCCCGATGGTACCGAGATGACCAATACGGAGTTCCATGGTCTTATCGGCTCACTCAGGAGGAACAGGATTTCAGTGGATGACCTTGACACTCTGCATCCAAACTCATTCTTCCATGGACACATCAACAATTTTGTTGACTTATCTGAACCTCCCAAACCTCCCAAACCTCTCAACAAGAAATCCTTCCTCCAACCATTCACTCAGGAGGAGGTTGACAAGCTCATTTCCAGAACGTACCAAGAGACGGGGGAGATGCCGGAGATTGCGGGTTATGTTGGAGATCCTCTCTCCGGGGAATGGACCACGGAAGAGCTTGAGGCGGCAGAGTTCGGCTACACAACAACCTCTGATGGGGTTCATCCCATTGTTAAACTTCCTCCCAAGCAAGATTTGCCGGTGACCTTGAATGGGGTTCCTATCGGGAAACTGAAAAGTATCACCATGGTCACTCCCGGAGAAACTTCTGATTGGCCTAAGAGTACCTACCTGCAAGGCCCGGACCCGGATGGACAGGCAACAGTGAAGGCGGTTGTTGATGTCAACTCCGCTCTTCATGAGGTTGAATTGGAATTTGATCCTGCCACCATGACGGACATCCAAAAGACCAAGCTCTCCAGAGCCATGGACTTGGGCTTTGATAAGTCCATTTCTATTGGCTACCTGAAGAAGACGGACGGATCAATCATGCCTTTTGAAGCTGCCCTTGTGGAGAAGCACAGTGATGGTCTTGGATTGCCTCTTGCATCTGAAGGGGAGGAGGAGGATAATAGATCTATGGCAGAGGACATCCCCAAGCGAAGAAGCCCCAATGTGCCGAAGATGCCCGATTTGACCATCAACGTCAAGGGGATGAATGACTTCCGGCAGAAGATCAAGACCATCAGCAAGCAGCTTGGGTTGTCGATTTCCACGGCTCTTGGAACTCTCGGAGCGGATGCAGTCAAGGCAGCAATGGCAACGCAAGAGTTTGATGTTGCTATGAAGAAGATTCAGGAGGACATTGCAGCGGCTCAGACTTTTGCCGGGATTGAGAAGACTACCGGCTCTTGGGAGCAAAGGTACAGCGGTCTCAAGCAGGAGTTCTTAATCTTCCAAGCAGAAGCCAACTCCAAGTTGGCTCATGAACTCCAACTCCTCAAGGACATGAGAAAGGCGTTGGAGGGTCACACTACCGATCTTAAAGACCGGCTCAAGACTTTTGAAGGTACATGTGACTCTTGCGAGTTCTTCAAGCCTCTTCAGGATGCTGAGGGGGAGCGGGTTGGCATTTGCGGCGGCTTATCCCTTGCTAGTTGGGCAGAACACTTGGGGGAGGAACTTTTTGCCTCCCTCCATCTTCCTCTCCTTGCGGACGGAGAGACAGCATACCTCAGGGTCTCCTCTGATTTCCGTTGCAACCAACACAGAAAAGATCCGGATTGGGTTGAGCCAACCCCTCTCCCTTCTCCTCCTCCTGCAACTCCTCCGGATGAGGTTACTTGGAATTGCCCGGACTGTGGACAGGCCAATGCAGATACCTCCCGTTTCTGCATAAACTGCAAGTGCAATAAGATAAGACCTCCTTCCTCAGATGTGTGGACTTGTGGAGCTTGCGGAGAGACTCACAACCCTTACAACGTTTTCAAGTGCGTCAACTGTTCTTCCAGAAAGAACTATTGGACATGTCCGGACTGCAATACCAACTGCTCCGGCACTCAAGGCTCCTGCAACAATTGCGGGAGGAACCTTGTGGGGAATTCTTGGCAGTGTCTCCACTGTGGGAGCGGTCTAGGTCTCCATCTTGCGGGTTGTTTGGGTTGCGGAACACAGAGGAACGCAGTCCGGCTCAAGTACAAAGGGGAGTGGACTTGCTCCTGTGGTCTCAGAATCCCCGGAGCATTCAATCAGTGCGGAGACTGCGGAGTCCAGAAGTGTGAATCTTGCGGCTATCTTGAGGGAGTCAAAGAGCAGACTTGCACGGTCTGCCATTACAACCTTGCAGACAACTCCCGGAACTTCATCAACAACACGGCTGATGTTGGGGAGGATGGGGACTACATTGATGATGATGATTGGAAAGTTCCTCCTTCTTCTCCTGTTGGAACAGTGACCGGGAGGATGAGTTCCTCCCCAAACTTCCAAGACGTATTTGGTCCAAGTGCTTATCCAAAGAGGACCATGTTCCGGCATCCCTCCGGGGCGGACTATGTTTGCTCCCAGTGTCTCCAGACAGTGCCGGGGAAGACTTCTCTTTGTCCCAACTGCTCTGCTCAGCATTGGGAGTGTCCATCCTGCCATGCCCGGAACTACTCCAAAACCAAGACTGCTTGTGGCTCTTGCGGTACCAGTAAACCAAGAGGAGCATCATAGGAGGAATTTATGGGAGAGTTTCTTTTGATCGGGGTTTTTGTGGGCGTGTCCATTTTCTATCTTCTCCGGGTCTTGTCTTCTCGGGACAAGGTAATTGCTCTTTGGGTTGTTGTTCTCGGATGGTTTGTCATCATGCAAGTTGCCGAGGATCTCGCCAAATTCTGTTTCAAGTCTTCCCCATGAAAGTCATCATTGCAGGGAGCCGGATCATCAAGAGTGCATGTTTCGTGTTGGAGTCTTGGAAGTCTTTCGAGGACCAATACGGACTCATCACAGAGGTTGTCTGCGGTTGCGCTCAAGGGGTTGACATCATGGGCAGGCAGATTGCCAAGGGGCGGGGGATACCTGTCCGGAACTTCCCCGCCAACTGGGACAGAGACGGCAAGAGAGCCGGACTCATCCGCAACAAACGGATGGCACTCTATGCGGACGGAGCCTGCTTTGCATGGGATGGCAAATCATCCGGAACCTTTTCAATGATAGAGCTTGCCACTCAACTTGGTCTCAAGGTGTACATCAACATTGCTACCTCCTCCCGTATAATCCAACCATGGAACCTAAGAGCCCGGTAATTGCCGGAATGGAAAAATTCGAGAAGAGCATTGCCAAGGAGCAGGAGGAATACAAGACCCTCCCTGTCTTGATCGGCAAAGGCGGATTGCTCGTGAGCCGTTGGGAGCCAACTCAAGAGGAGCGGGAGCGGATCTCTCTTGGGGCGGACATCTATGTTGGAGTCCTCACAGGAGGGCATCCTCTCCAACCTCTCATTGTCACAACGGACTTCAAGGATGGGGCTCCCTCAGTCTTGGATATCTTGACCGATCCTCAGTCCCTCATCCGCAAGGTTGGGGACATCCCGGAGGAGGAACTAAAGGAGAAGCATGGAGCGAAGAGACCTACTAAAGCAGATGATGGTTCTGGCAGCGGTTCCAGCAGTGGCAACCACCAAGAAGAACCTCCCGAAGTCCAACGAACAAGGTCCGGCAGAACAACGGGCGGATGGGTATAAGTACCTCTTCGCTCTCACTGTGCCGGAGGAGCTTTCCATGGGGGACTTGCACTCAATACAGGAGGACTTGAAACCATTGCAAGCAGAGTTCAATGCTAAGTTCATGGTCCTCTCGGGAGGGGTCACTATCCAACGGGTTCTGCCTCATGAGCCAATCGACATATCCACTCATGAGGAGCCGGACAAATTTGTTGAAGCTATCTGCCGGGACTTGGTTGACGCCAATGAGTATCCCGAGATGGAAGGAAAGGAGGAATAATGCCAAACACTAAAGCAACGTCCATGACGCTTCACAAGATCCCGGATGATGAAGAGATCTTTGTCTTGAGAGCGCAGGACGTGACCGCTCCGGTTGCTGTGCTCGAATGGATCAAGAGCAACCTTCACAATACAGCAATGACCAACGGGCGACTCCAAGAAGCTTTTGAGGTTGCTCTCCGGATGCGCGACCATCCCAATCAGAAGATGCCGGACTGATGATGCAAATGGAATGGACTGCCGGGAATTGGCAGACAGCATTTTTCCTCTCTGCCAGCTATACAAATTTTTCTATCCGGTATGGGGACGGGTGTGAGCCTGTGAACTACATCAACATCTTCTCCTTTGGCCATTCCTCCAATGTCTTAGAAGGTCTCAAGTTTGCACGGGAAGAGTGGAAGGACAGCAGACGGCAGAAGTGGGAGAACAAGGGACGGATAATTCCTCTTGATGATCCGGCAAGACGAATTGAAATCGAGGAGAATGATGTCAACTTTTGAAGTTGCGGGAATTGGATTCCTCCTCCTTTGGGGGATGCTTGGACTTGGGTTCCTACTCGGGAAGAAGTCTGCCAGAAAGGCTGAGAGAGAGAGGCATCAAGAAGCCCTATCGTTACTTGAAGAATTGAAAGGGAGACATGGATAAAGAGTGTTGTGGGAACTGTGACGCATGGAGGCGGACGGAAGGGTCTGCCGGGACGTGTCGGGCAAGCTTGCCCGGAGTGATTGCCAGAGATTGCCCAAGGGGCTTTTGGCCGGAGATTGATGAGGGGGAATGGTGCCGGGAGCACAGCCTCAAAGGTCCGGAAGAAATTCCTCCGGCAGTGAAGACCACAGACCCGGAAGAGGAGGAAATTCCAAACTTCCTCAAGGAGTTGCGGGAGTCCCCTGATGCGGCAGTCATGAGAAGGGAAGAGGAAGCCCCTTCCAAGGAAGAGACTCCTCCTCCAATGCCCAAGAAGGTTTCACCAAAGAAGTCCGCAACCAAGCGGGCATCCCGGAAGAAAGGAGGAACATCCAAATAGGTCATTAGTTGTAAGTGAGTGCAATGCTGGACTGAGGGCGGGGGCTTTGGCTCCTGCCCTTTTTCCGTATCATCTGAGACATGGACAAAATAACTTTGATGTGTTGGTACCTTCTCTTCTATTCCCTTCGTTGCATGTTGGCCGGAACAATGTCCGCTGCATTGAGAGTCAACAACAACAACCTCTATAAAACCTGTCAGAATGTCCGGGCAGGGGTCATGGAAATGCAGGAAGCTTTGGCGGACATGTTCAAAGAGGAACTGCGGACGAGAGATCCCGCTTGGGCAACGGAGGTTTGGAATCGAGTCCAACGACGGATGGAGGGCAAGCTCACAGATGCAGAGGTTGCCAAGCTCAACCGGGACTTGGGCTCAGAGGGATGAGGGAGCCGGTACAAGCCTCTCTTCCCTTTCCGGGGATGGAAACCCCTCTGGAACTGGAGAAAGCTCCTCAGACGGCTCCTGAGGAGCAACAAACACCACTCTTGGCAGGAACCCAAACTGCATTGGTGCGAGTTACTAGGATTCGGACTGCCTCCGGCAAACAGACCGGAACCCGGTTGGGTCCGGCTCATTTGTATGGGACGTGTCCGTACCTGCAAGACATGCCGGAAAAAGATCCGGATTGCTTTACTCTTTCAACGGCGGACCCCAACCTCCTTGCAGTGGTTGGGTTTTGCAGATCTTGCTTGAGCATGGCAACTGGAATTCCAATAGACAAGAGAGGAGGAAGTGATGTACAAAGCAAAATGCCGTTGTGAAGAATGCGGCTATGATTTTGAAGCGGACATGGTTGAGGAGGAGGATGTTGGTCTTATCCTTGCAGACCATGAGCCGGGTTGTCCAAAGGGATGTAAAGGAGACTTCAAAATTTTAGTTTCATGGGTCTCTTCCAATCGAAAGGAGGAACAAGTGAGCATCGAAGAGAAACCGATCATCTGTGAGGTTTGCAATGAGAATGAGTCTGTTGGTGTTTGCAATGCCCTTGGTCCAATGTCCTGTGCATTCTGCCGGGAGTGTCTGATTGCCGGAAGGTACCCATGGACTAATGCCGTTGGGTATGCAATGGGGTTGACTAAGGAGAGAGTCTCTCTGGAGTTCATCAAGAAGCTTCAACCAACCCTGATATTCTTCCACAAGACGGAGGAGGAATTCTGGGAGGCAGTGGCAGAGGCGGACAAAGAATACTTGGCGTATCTCAAGCAACAAGCATATGAATCCTCTGGGGGAATGGGGGGATAGGATTTTTCCAGAGACCTTCCCCAGAGCCGATAATCACTAATAGGAGGTAAGCCTCCTATTTCCCCTTTTGGGGACTAAGCTCATGACTCATTCTGCCTTGTGTCTTGCCAATGATGGAGATGCTTACCTCCGACAACTCAAGAAAGACTGCCGGGTTGTCCCTCTCCCTAATGGCGGTATGACTCTCGGAGTCACGGATGGACGGGTATTTTGCTCCTTTACCACTCCCCAAGGCGGGGTTGCCATCTATGCTGAATTTCCTCCGGAGCTTTTCTTGAGAGCCGTTTCCATGCTAAGATCCCAATTAAATCATCATGGCAACCACGGCAAGGAAAAGAACCGCGACCACCAAAGGCAGGAAGCCTGTCAAGAGAATTGCTCCCAAGGGGACTGCAACTGTCCCACCAAAGAAGCGGGGGAAACGGGTTGCCAAGAAAGCATCACCAAAGAAGGCGGTTGCAAAGAAACCAGTTGCCAAGAAGACGGCACAGAAGAGGATGGGCAAACCTGTTTCCAGTTCTGCCAGAGGTAAACGAAAGCCTGCCTTCAAGAAGCCCACAAGGAAACCACCAACCAAACCTCCCGCAAAGAAACCACCAACCAAACCTCCCGCAAAGAAAGCAGCAACCAAACCTCCCGCAAAGAAAGCAGTGAGGAGGAGGAAGTCTTCCAAGTCCGCTGCTAAGAAACCCGGAGATCTTCTCTCCAACAATTACCCGATGATTGAACCTCATGGGGTTGTTCGCAGTGAGAAAGATCTCATCTCCGGAGTCTATTTCTTTCAGGACATGGACTCTCTCATTGTCCCCGATAAGTTTGATTATGTGGCTCTCCATCTCAAGGGTCCGATTGATCGGGACTCCGAACCATCAGAGGCTCTCATCCGGACTGCCTGCAAAGTCATTGAACATGGCAAGCCTCCGGACGGAGCTTTGGCAATGCTCGGGATTGATCCCGGCATGGCCCGGAAGTGGTTCCTTGACGGCGCAGAAAATCCGGATAGTATTTGTGGAGCAATGGTCCGCTCCTTCATCACTGCCTCTGAGTGGCGGGAGTACCGGCTCTTGGGACTGCTCATGAACGGCATCAAGTTTGGAATGGATGTCCGTTGGCTCCTCTCCAAGTTTGCTCCCGAGAGATGGGGGGAGGAAATTTCTAGGAGACCTGACTCAGACCTTGTTGCCGAGGATCTCAAGAAGAAGTTCCTCCTGAGAGCCAAGGAGGAAGTACAGAATCAAATGAGCATTGAGGAAGGGGCAACCATGCTTTGCCTCATTGAGCAAATTGTCAATGAGGGCGGGAGTCTCGGTATCAATCCGGAGATGCTACCCAAGGGCAGTGGAGAGGTCATCAACTGATTCCCGTATCATCTTAGGCATGAACCATGACAGTGATGATTTAGAGTTCTCTGATGGGGAGGAGCAGGCAAGGACTTCTCCTCAAATTCCTCCTATGGATGGAATCTTCTCGATGCTTGAGCGGGAGAAGACTCAGCAACAGGAAGTGAGGCATAGAACCCTTTTGGATTTCCTCAACCCGGATATCAAGAAGGTTGAGTATCTGTCCATGGTGCTTACTCGTTGGTTGCAGATGGGCAAAGACTGTGCATCTCATGACCTCTTCTGTGTTAGTGAGAAATGTACTCGGCATACAGAGACGGTTGGTTGGTGCTCCTTCCAATCCTTCTTGGAGGCAATGGAGATGCAGGTTGCCGAGGAATCAGCAGAGATCCAAATGATCCTCCGAGAGTGGCAGGATAAGCCCTTCATGGAAATTGTTGAAGACCCAAGGTACATTGGCTTCTGTGCCGGATACAACGGATACCTGATTAAAAAGGCGGCTCTCAAGGAGAAGCTCTCCAGAGCCCCTGTATTGCGGTCCTGAGTCCTTGCAAGCGGCAGTATCCGTTGGGGTTGGCTGCTTTGCTCCGATGATTACAAAAGAGACATCTTGAGCAATGTGTTGATGTCCTATGGGAATAGGAGTAGTCTTGGCAAGTAGATGAGACAAGGCAGTATTCCAAGTGGTCCTTATGGCTGGACCTAATCAATGCGAAAACGGAGAGAACCCGGAGCAATGCCCACTCAGGCAGTTTGAGGCATTGAACATGGAGACGGTTGTACTCCGTATGAAAGAGATCAGCGGTGATCTCAAAGTCCTTAGATGCTCTTTGCGCCATGCTTCTCTATTGGCAGACGGAGCGGGGAAAAATTCTCATTCAAGTTTTTCTTCCTCCTGATTCTCCCAGCAAGGAACTAGAAGGGCTAAGAGCAACAGGTCTGCCTGTCTCCTGCTCAGCCTCACTTGTCCCGATCATCACACTAGGGAGGAAGACCCCTAGTGATACTAAAATCAAAGCAGGCAGACCCAAGAGTGATCCAGTGTTGGTACAACTGCATTGCCCTTTGCAGTAAGCTCCATCTGCCTCTGCCTCCATCCGGCATCATCAAGAAGTCAGACCGGATATTCTTCCCTCACTCCATTCTGTTTGAATCCCAATGCAAGGTTCTTGAGGAGCTTGGGGAGTTGGCCCGTTGGGATGCTGTCTCTAATCATGACCTTGACCCAACGGATGATTTCCCCTCCGGACACCATGGTTGGCGGCAGACCTTCCTCTATGTTTCTGCTCAGATAGTAATTCATACAGATGCATTCGGGAGTCCTGAAGCTGTTGAGATCGACTTTGATTTTTTCAATCCGGAGCGGGGCTTGGCCGGGGCTTTTCCTCATGTCGGAGAATTCCTCTACTACCGGATATTCAGGACCAAAACAAATCCATTCCGGGTTGCTCGGGTTCTGCATCGGCGGGGATACCATCCAAACTTTATCCGGAAAAAGGATCAAGAGTGGGCAGGGAGGAATCTTCCCAAGGAAGTCTAACCCAACCTCCTCCCGTATCATCAGGTATATGAGCGCAACAGTGAACGGCAAGCAAGCGGGGTATTTGATGGTCCTTGCCCGGAAAGCAGGGATGGGCAAGCAAGAGTTCATGGAGTGGCTTGAGTATGATTCCGGTTTGGATTTGGTTTGTGATGAGCCGGAGGATGTTCCTCTCATTGCAATGGATTTCTTGGTCCGGAAGTTGATTGAGTTGGAGGAGGAATAATGAAACTGACAAAGAACTTTTCTCTCTGGGAGTTTGCCTGCCGTTGCGGTTCCCGGTTCTGCTCTCAGCAGTACATCCAACTCTCTCCGGAACTATACAACGGACTGCAACGGCTCCGGGAGCATTACCGGGTGCCTATTCACATCATCTCCGGAGTCCGCTGTCCTTCCCATGACTTGACCAAAAAGAGACCCAACTCAAAACATTTCAAGGGGGAAGCGGCGGATATCGTGGTTGTTGATGCGAAGCCGGTTACAGTTGCTTTGCTGATTGAGGAGCAGTTCCCGGAGTTCAAGGGGCTTGGTTGCAATTGGGCAAGAGGAACTGTCCATGTAGATGTTCGGGAGGAGGAACCTTGCAAGTGGACTTATGCTGCCAATGATGCTTTGTTGTACACTGCTGATCTTTCCTCCCTCCTCTCCTCATTTGGAACCATTGTCTATCCGGGAGCAGAAAGCTCCGTATAATTGAACAGGAGGCAACATCTTGCGAGACATGACAACGCATCTCAGACTTTTCCCGATGCACAACCGGCAGAGTCTTTTGAAAGCCAATCCGGGATTGCTCAGCAACTTCAGACTGGAGTGGAAGTGGGTCAAACGTTGGTATGATCCTCATGCCGATCTTACAAGACCTCAGGCAGCATACAAGATTCGATACCCCACCATAGGGCTTGACGGTCAACCCAAAATGGCAGAGTTGCTCATCACCAATGAGCTTGCCGCAAATGTCAACCTTCCCGGTTTGTACTCTTACCCCAAGTGGCAACCATTCCCAACAGCGGCTTGCTACGTTGGCGAAGATGGGGAGAGGATTTCAGACGTTGATTCATGGCGGCTCAGCACTCGGGACAACGCCAACCGAATTAAAGTAGAACTTGAGGAGGCGGTTGGTCTCAACAAGCAATTCATGGTTGAGGAGGAAAAGCATGATCCTCCTCATAGTGTCTTCTATCCCAACACGGAGACCCGGAGGCTGTTCCTTGTCAGACCCCGTTTTGGCAAACTCGCAACTTTCAACGTTGGGCGGTTGCTGGAAATTCAGAAGACTCATGGCCGGGGATCTCCCGGAGAGTGGAACGTTGAGAACCGTCCGGAGGGGCTCAAGATTTGTTGGTATTCTGATGTCCCCGTTGAACCAACGGGAGAGGATTACCCGGAACTCCCTTGCCCCTGCCGGGAACTGAGAGACAATGAGACTCTCAAGATTGGAGATGGAGACAACAGACTCCTCCCCAAGGGAGCTTTGTACATTCACACTGAGGCATAGACTTATGGGAGCAATGAAAGCAAAGAAGAACAAGAAGGCGGATGAGGAACTCCTTGAGGGACTTCCTCCCAATTGCGCCGTTGTCAACGGCAAGGGTTTTGTCCTTGATGGATTTGCCGGGTTTGACATCGGGCAGGGGGAGAACAAAGAGCCTGTCATTGCAATCAAGTTCCTGTGTCAAGATTCTGCAAAGCTCTCTGCTATCCTTGAGTACCTTGCAGCGGAGACGGAGAAAGGTTGGGAGAATCGGGATTCCGGGGACTGAGAGCCCCTCTGAGCGGCTTCCTCTGGCTTCAGTAATGGTTTCCATCCTCCCTCCACTTGCAAGGCTCTGAGAGCCTCTGTTAAGATCGGGAGACCTTTGGGGGATGGATAGTCCATTCCAACTGATTGGGGGAGCCATCCGGCTCCCCTTTTCATTTGAGACATGCATATAAAACACAACCCACAATTTGACAGGATAGAGACCAAGATTCTCAAGCGGCTTGCTCTGAAAGACAAGGATGCCCGGACGGAACTTTTCTTGAGGAAGTTGAATTGGCTTTGCGGTCTTGCTGTCAGATCCTTGCAAGAGAAGAGAAGAGCCAACCCGAGTTGGTTCAAGAAAGGATAGGAGACTCAATGAGTGAGAAGACAGTACCGGAGGAAACTCCTGAGATTGAAATTGATGAGCGGGCCATGCCCATGGTTCCAATCCCAAAGATGGGGTCCAAGGACAAGCCGGAGGAACAACGGATTGTTGAGGTTCAGTTGGATAAACCGCGTACCCTGATTTGGGATTTCAACGCGATGACCCTCATCAAAAAGAAAACCGGGAAGAACCCGATGAAGGGGGAATTCCAAGGGCAGTCCGTCCACGATATGAGGCTGTTCTTTTGGGCTTGTCTTGTTCATGAAGATCCTGCCCTCACGGTTGAGCAGGTTGGAGCGTACCTCTACATCCACCAATTCCGGGAAGCTCTTTCTATCATGCTCCGGCTCATGACCAATGCAGACCTTGACAAGGGCGCGTTGGCTCCGTATGTCCCAACCCCTCCGGAACTGATTGACAAAGCCCTTGAGCTTGCTGAGTTGGCGGTTGGCGAGTCCTTCCTAGATCTGGGTTGCGGGGATGGCCGGACAGTCCACAAGGCAGCGAAAATCTGCGCTAAGGCAATCGGGGTTGAGAAGCATGACAGCCGGGTTGGGATGGCAAGGGATCTCATCAAGACCTCCAAGTACCGGGCCAAGGCGGATATCCTCCAACAGGACATCCTCTCCAATGAAACTTTTGATCTCCTGCCGGGTATAGACGTTGTGTTTGTGTATCTCTTGCAGGAGAGCAACGCAATCCTCAGGCCCATCTTTGAGCAGAAGCTCAAGCCGGGAAGCCGGGTTGTCTCTCTGGATTTCTCCATGGAAGGATGGAAGCCCGCGACGGTTGAAGTTATCGAGCATGACAACCGCAAGCGGACTATCTTTGTGTACAAGATCGGGGATACTGCTTTTACTCCGGTTGCGAATCCAGAGGACACGATTGCCCAAGCAATCGTTGACGGATCTACTGAGGCTCTGATGGCTAAGGAGGAGGAAATCACGGCATGAAGATCTTCAACCGATTTTTCAAGAAGCTCTCTCCCAAGCAGTATTTTTGGGGGATCTTGGATGCTCTCATTGAACGATGGAGGGAGAAGTATGATTTTCAATTCTCCATCAAGTTCAAGGGCATTGGAAGGACCAAGGATGGAGCCTTCCTCCTTGAGCCGGACCACTTTGAAATTGTGATTAACCCGGAGATTGTTGACCGCTTCCCGGACACAACTATCAATCTGGACAGGGAAGGAGAGGAGTGAAGCGGGAGGGAGTAACATCAGAGAATTACGTTGACCTCGCAGTCCGGACGGACGTGGAGGACTACCAACCCATCCTTGCCCGGTTGGTCAACAAATCAACTCTCCGGCTTATGCATTCCTTGATGGGGTTGCAAACGGAGGTTGGGGAGCTTGCGGACATCCTCAAGCGGCATCTCTTCTATGGGACTCCAATTGACTGGCAACACGTCAAGGAGGAATATGGAGACTGCTCTTGGTACCTTGGTCTTGGCATTGATGTGATGAACCAAGAGCACGGTTGCACCATGGAGGAAGTTCTTGGGGACAACATCCGGAAACTAGAGAAACGGTATCCGGAAAAGTTCTCAGAAGCGGATGCTCTGAAACGAGCGGACAAGCATGAGCCAACTTCTTAGGCCGGATATTCCGCCTTGGCTCCCGGAAACCATCCGGAACAAGCGGGAGTTTTATTCCTTGTGGCACAACCGGCAATTGGGGAACTCTCTTCGGACTTGGAACACTCTGGAGGAAGTTCCCCTCTCTTTTTCTGGACATGTCATGGTAAGACAGGCCGGAGCTATTGGAGGGGGAGTTGTTGAGGAGGCTCCTGTTGTTTTGCTCCCTGCTCTTGTCGCTTCCATCATCAAGCGGGGAATCCCTCTCCGGGATCTCCGGTTCAATGAATGTGCTCCCGATATGAACGCTCGGCTACAAGGGGAGGTCCGCATCATGGACGGTAATATCCATGGGCGGTTGTGGAGGAGACCTGATAAGGCTTTCGGAAAGCTCATCCGCATGAGGCAGGCTCTTGCTAAGGCAGAGGAGTTGAGCGGCCCTCCGGTATACTTCCTCCTCCGGAGGTACTTGTCCCCGGCATCTCATGATGACGTGATAGACCTCTTGACCATGTATCCGGGGCATGTTGTGGAACTCACGGCATATTCTCATGACCTTGGTTGGGCGAGAGGGCGGAATACTATCATCTGGGAAGTCCGAAACAGTTGATCCATACATCCCATTATTGAGCATCTTGGATGTGGTTGACATTCTATTGACATATTTCCAATGCGGATTCTCCTCCTAGTATCATCATTCCAAAGGACATATCAGACCTCATTGCATGGCATGTCAATAACATGTCAACCACATCCAAGAAATGCCCTAGAAAACACTAGGTAAAAATATCCGGAAAATAATTGCCTCTAGGGGTTGACAAAGTTCCTCCTCCTCCTGCATACTTGAATCATGCTTGAGGCAAACATAATAGAGGCAGTCGAAACACTGGCAGTTCTTGGATTCTTCTTGGGTTGTTACTTCCTCCCGGCATTGGGCAAGAAGTTCGCCGGACGGTCCTCTGGCATCCGCATCAATGAGAATGGCTCAGCAGTTGCGGGAGGCAGGTACTAAGAGGAGGAAGAGCCGGTTGCCCGGTTCCTCCTCAATGTTCTAGCATGGATTCTTGAATAGGAGGCAAAATGCCATCAACAGCAAGAGCAAAGTTTATCCGGGAGGCAATCCCCGGAGTCCAGATTTGGGAGGATGAAAGCGGCGGACTTCCCTTCATCGTCATGGAGCCGGGAGTCTCTGCATACTTTCCTCTTGGTCCTGATAACTATATCGAAGCAAGGATGGATGAGAGGAGGTTCTTGGATGTCAGATCAGGAGGGATTGATTCTCCCAGCTTGTTCACTCAGGGGACTGCCTGCAATTCCATTGTTGTCCATGCCATCAATACGGCGCAGTCCGTGGTATGGGAGCCCCTCACAACAACAATGAAGAGAATCAAGGCGGGATGGGATCAACTTCGGGACAAGCATGGGGAGTTTCGCAAGCCCACAAGAACAGGAGGAAGATAATCCGGAATAAGTCTTGACATTGGGAGGAGGAGGAACTATACTCTAATTATGGCAACCGACAAAATCAAACGGAACTTAGAAAAAGTTTTCGAGGGAACCGATGGTGCAACTTTCTCCATCTGGCAGGATGAGCGGGGCGGGGTAAGCCGGGATTACTTCAAGACCGGAGCCATTTCTCCTCCTGAGACTTCCTTTGACAGTGTTGAGCAGGCAGTTCTTGACCTTCCACTTGATGCAAAGGAGATCAGCTTCTCTCCCAAGTCTGAGATGGTCTTTGATCTTGACGAGGAAGTTGATGAGGATTTCCTCTCTGTTTGGGTTGACTAGGGATTGCTTGAGCCTATCCTCTCCCGGCTCCTAATAGGGGGAGGAACTTTTCAAGGAGGCAGTACAGATGACGCCAACTCAGATTTATCAACATTGGACCCATGCGGCAGGCTTGCGGTTCACGGCAACAGAGAAGGGCAACCGGAAGTTGAGACCTATCCGGGTTGAGGTTCCCCGGCACAACCGGAAGGAGGTCCGGATCTACACTCCCAAGGGCGGCAGTCCGGAGTTTGTTGGGACTCTCCGGGTAACAGACGGGGAAGCCTATGAGGAAACCATCAAGCGGTTGGAGGGGATCTCTCCGGCAGGTTAAGGGGGAACAATGAAAAGGCCGAAGAGACGGCGGTATACTTGGGAGGAACTTTCCCCGGAGCAGAAAGCGGAGGTTCGGAAGAGCCAAACTCAGGGCCATCCTTCCAACCATCCAAGTGAGGAGGAGTTGAGTACTTGCATCTATCGCAAGAGAACGGACGGCGGATGGAGCAGGCTTGACCCCTTCGCCCTCAAGGATGTATTCTCAATCAAAGTCTGAGCACTATCTTCTATCTTCAAAACCTCTGCTTGGGCTGGGATAAGCCGGGAGGATTGTCCTCCCGGCTTCTCTTTGCCCTTCCTGCTCCATACAAGCCCCTTAGCGCCATTCTGAGACCCTTTCATGTACGTTGGGGTACCTGCCTCTCCTAGAAGCTCTCCCAGAGCCTCCCATCCGTTTGAGCATTATCCCCTTGAAGTGTTTTGAAATTCCCCAAATTCCCTGCTCGAAATTATCCGGACAGTTTCTTCCTTGTCTTTTCAACCACTTAGAACTATTTTGAGAAAAAGTGAATTTAGGTATTGACTTCCTCCTCCTCCTCCTGTACTCTTTAAGTGAAGGAGACAGAAAATGACAGACAAAACCAAAACCCAAACGGCTCCCGCAACGTGGCAGCAGATCCTTGAGGATGCAGTCAACGTGCCGGGTACGATCTCCAAAGCTTTCCAGATGTTCCACAATTACAGCATCGGAAATCAGATGCTTGCTCTCTGGCAGTGTTCAGCCAAGGGCATTGAGCCGGGACCAATCGGGACGTTCAAAGCTTGGAAGGAAAAGGGGCGGTTTGTCATGAAGGGGCAGAAGGCAATCACTCTCTGCCAACCCGTCAAGCGGACCTTCACAGTTGACAAGACGGATGAGTCCGGCTCTGTGGTCATGGGAGCCGATGGTAAGCCGGAGAAAACCAAGGTCCAGTTCTCCCAGTTCATCTATCCTTCCCGTTGGTTTGTGATGTCTCAGACGGACGGCAAGGAAGTTGAGCCGGAGGAAGTTCCCGGATGGGACAGGAGCAAGGCTCTCACGGGTCTCAACATCTCGGAGGAATCCTTCAATATGCCTGATGGGAATACCGGAGGGTATGCCTACAAGCGGACCATCTCCGTTAACCCGCTGCATCCGCATCAGACCCGGATTGCTTTGCATGAGTTGGCTCATGTGGTCTTGGGACACACTGAGGAGAGGCTCACTGATGTCCTGTCCGGCAATGCCACTCCGCGTAACATTCGGGAGGTTGAGGCAGAGACAACGGCTCTGATAGTTTCTGAGGCTCTTGGGTTGGAGGGTTCTGAAGAGAGCCGGGGATACATCCAAAATTGGTTGAGGGGCGGCAAGGACATTCCGGAGAAGTCAGCGCAAAGGATTTTCAAAGCTGCCAATGAGATCCTCACGGCAGGCAAGGTCTAGCAAGGATTTTCCCCTCCCCTACAGGGGAGGGGAGCCTCTCAAAATAATCCGGAAAAAGTCTTGACATCAGGAGGAGGAGGAGTTACTATTAGTTATGGCAAACACAAACACAGTCCAAGCAAACCTGATTGAGCAACTGAAGGCTTCTAACGTCAAAGGTTGCACGATGGTCCTCTGGAATCCCAACGCGGTCAAAGTGAGCCGGGGAAGCAACGGAGCAATCATTGAGTACAACCCCGGATCAGATCTTTATGATGTGACTTTCTACTCCGGAATGACCACACTGCCACAGGAGACGGGACACTATGCCGAGGACTTGGGCGGCATCATCAGCCGGGTCCGCAAGATGAAGAGAGTTAGGCTCTAGGCAAGGCAGACGGGGAGGGGATTTTCCCCTCCCTTACAGGAGGAGGAAAATAATCCGGAAAAAGTCTTGACATCTGGAGGAGGAGGAACTATACTTGGTTTATGGAATACACAAAAGCAGAAATCAAGCAGGCAGTAAACGCAGGGCGGACGGCATTCGAGACTCTCCGGGCAACGGCTCCGGCAAGTGATCCGGTTTTTGCAGCAATGCTGAGCGGCAAACAGGGAACTATCAAAATGATCGACGGTTGGTTGGCAGGGCAGCTTTCCGCAAGCTTGGCAGCGTAGACAAGCTGAGCAATGGGGAGGGGCAAGGCTCCTCCTCCTGCAATCAGGAGACAGTGATGGAAGAGACAACGGCAAAGACGGAGGAGGAGGAATTCAACTCCCTCCGGCAAACTTACAGAGCATGGAGTACCATGCTTGGACCAAGGGAACATCCCATTGCAGTTCTATCCCGGATAGGGATTGAAGTTGCTACGGCAGAGCAGGGAATGAAAGATGAGATGGGGACTCCTAAAACTTGCTGGGGCAATGCGGCTTTGCTTGCCCTTTCAGACCCGGCACGATACATCTACATGGAGGGATCTGTCTGTGTTGTTGACGTACCAATTGACCATGCTTGGGTGTATGATCGACTCCGGCAGAAGCACATTGAAGTAACAATCCGCTTTGAGGAGATGAACAAGAAGGCTGGCCCGTACCTCGGACTCCCCTTCCCCTGTGATTTTGTTCAGAGTGTCGCGGAGGAAACAGGAGGATACGGGGGAGTTTACTACATGCACTCAAGAGCCCATGAGATTGAGGGGAAGGTACACATGAGAGCCTATGGGGAGATCCTCACTGCTGAGCAGGCTGAGGAGATGAAGAAGGAGGAGGAATTAGAACCATGTCCGGAAATACCAAAGGCATGAGAGAACGGTTTTGGATGTGGCTCTGCCGGTATGCTTTCCATCGGCTTCCTCAGGATTCCAACATGCCTGATGGAGTTCTTGATATTTGGAGCAAAAGAACTCCTTGTGGTATGCTTCTTCCTCCTCCCAAGTCCGGAGTTTGGGGGAGTTGCAAAGGGAATGAGCATCATCTTTGCTCAGAATGTGCTCACTATGAAGAATCAGAGGAGGATGAGGGTTGACAAGTTCCTCCGGCTTGGAGTACATTGGGTCCATTGAATAAGCCAACCAAACTCCCGGAGCGTTGAGCTTGAGCGGTTCCGGAGTATAAGCCCGATCAAAGCAGAGAGGAGCGGCTCAAGATATGTATACCAAGCAGAACGGTTGATTGAAAAACGAGACATCGGCGCACATTCGATTTAGAAACCCCGGCAAACCCCAATGCCCGGAGCGGTTCAACCGCTTTCCGGCTCAGCGGTTGCCGGGGTTTCTTGCGTTGGTTCGTCTCTTGCGATAATCACGAGTAGGGATATGATGCCCTGAATTTTCAAATTTGTGAAGGAGATTGATATGTCCAGACGTATGTTTTTCGGCGCAGTGCTTGCGCTCATGTTGTGCTTGCTGCTTAGCGGGGCAGACAAGTTTTCTACTTATCAAGCGGGTCTTACTTCCCCCGCTGAGGATGCATTCGCAATCACGCCACACAACACGAACGATCTTGCAAACTTCACTCGCGCCATATGGGTTGGCGGCACGGGGGATGTCAAGGTGGATATGGTCGGATCGGGAACCGTGACCTTTGCCGCTGTCCCGGCAGGTTACATGCTTGCGGTCAGAGCTTCCCGTGTCTATGCAACCGGCACGGGCGCGACTGCTTTGGTTGCGGTCTACTAGCTTGAACTGGAGGACAAATGGCATTCTTCCGAATCGCTCTCTGTGTTCTGCTCTCTTCTCTTGTGTTGGTTATCGCGCAAGAGATCAAACTTGGAATCAGCATTCAACCTTCCGGACAGGGAATTCCTACCGGGACTTTTGACTCCGACCACTTCTACTCTTCAAATTTCTTCACTGGAGACTGACATGAGAACTTTGCTCAGCATCTTGATTTTGTTGGCGCTAACCGTAATCTCGGTTTCAGGCCAATCACACGTCACGCAAGTTGAAGCCGTCGCGCTAATGAACGGGAGCGGTGGCTCGGCTCCGAATGGAACCGCTAACGAGACCGACATGCTGAACATTGTCACATCGTCTCCGGGTTGGGGCGGTCCTGCCAATGCTCAGACTGGAACCACTTACACAATGCTTGAAGAGGACGCGGGCCGGTTGCTCACTCTCTCAAATGCTTCTCCAATTGCGGTCACACTTCCTCAAGGAGGAAGTACCGGGTTCGAGGACGGCTCATGGTTCGTGCTAAAAAATATCAGCGCGGGAGCGGTCACGGTCACACCAACGATAAGTACAATCGACGGCGGCGCAACCCTTGCCCTACTTTCCGGACAGTGGGCATTCATCTATTCAGACGGCACGAACTACCGCTCATTGAAGGTTCTTGAGGAAGTTCCTACTGTGGATTTTGTCAATGATGCTCCGGCTCCTGATTATCTCGAAGGTCGTCTGTTCTACGATGAGGACGCCAAAGCTCTTGCTTTCTACAATGATGACAGCAACGTCACATTGCAGATTGGACAGGAACTTTGGGTCCGCGCCAAAAACGAGACCGGCGATACACTTGATGATGGAATTACAGTTTACATTGACGGGGCGGTTGGAGCATCAGGAGTTCCTACTGTGGATCTAGCTCTTGCCGATGCTGAGGCCACCGTTAAACAAGTTGGTGTAGTGACTTCTGACATTCTCAATGGCAATTTCGGATACGTGACTGTAACGGGTATCGTTCGGGGCATCAACACTGAGGGTTTAGGGGAAGGCAGTTTGCTCTATGTGTCCGCAACTGAGGCTGGTACTCTCACAAATACTCCTCCTGTTTCTCCCAACTGGCGCGCTCCGGTTGCTTATGTGGTCAATGACCACGACCAAAACGGCAGCATCTTCGTCTTCAGGGAGACGGCTCATCTCGGGGCTGGCATTACCGCTCAGTACTTCCGTGGGGATGAGTCTTGGCAGACTCTAAACGGGGCGGCAGTGGCCAACACACCTTCCGGAGACATTGCCGCAACGGATGCTCAAGCAGCATTCAATGAACTCGATTCTGAGAAAGCCATTCAGGAGGTTCTAGCAGGGCTGACTAACGCGCTCAGCATTCAGCAAGTTGACCCAACGCTCATAGTGAACGGTGGGATCATCTACATGGAAGTGGAAGCCCAAGGAGGAGGAGATGTTGATTTCATTTTCAACAATGCCCTTTACACTTTGGATTGCACTACAGGGGCGGGCTCGGGAGGCAAAGCTCGGATTGCGCTGACTGAAGGGGCTGACTCAAACAACCCGGTTCAGAATTGGGTTAGTGCAATCGTCTCAGGGCCTGATGCAGTACTAGCCGCTTCGACTTCACATCCTACCGGAACTTATGCCAACATTGCTATCGTCACGGTTCCGGATGATACCACGTTCACGGCGGAAGGGGCATACGGATTTCAACGCGCTACTGAATCTCTGACCCTTGCCTCTAAGGGAGCGTTGCATCATCAGCGGGAGAAGTTGCGTGAAGGAATTGCTGATTGGGTCAGCGGGGTTGCTCCTACACTTTCCATCGTGCCGGACACTCCGGATGTAGTGCATTTGAACACGGCGGGCGGGGTTGTTCGTCAGCTTCATAGGCAGACGTGGGGAGCTACTACCTCTTCAAAATACTACTACGGCAACGGGTTATCTCAGTGGGATGACATCGCTGATTTGTCCGCCGCGCTGTCCACTGATACCGGGTCTTCAATGTCCGGAAAATATTTCAATCTTGTGATCTTTGGAGCCATGAGCAAGAGCGGGTCCAGCAAAGTTTATGTCAACCTTCCTACAGGTTTCTACAACTCCGCTGTCAATGCTCAAGCCGATGCTAACAACACGGCGGTAACTACCATCCCGGCGGAATTGAACAGCATCGGGTTTCTGATTGCTCGTTTGGTGCTGCAACATCAAGTCTCCGGGGGAGGGGATTGGACTGAGGTTGAGGTCATTGACTTGCTTGGGACGCTCCCGAGTTCAGCGGGCGGTGGAACGTCTACCGTGGCAGCAACTCAGTTCTCAGATGCCAACTTCAACGTCTTCAACAACGCTGATCCTACTAAGAGCATCACGTTAGATGCCAGCGGAGTGACTCCGGGGGAAACAAGCAACTTGATTGCGCCGGACGCAGACGGAACCATTGCCCTAGAAAGTGCCATCACGGCTACCTGTGGCTCTGGTGTGGCTTCCATGACAGTCACAGACGGGATTGTCACTGCGCTCACTTGTAACTAGCAACCAACCAAAAGTGTCAACCAAAGTTGACAGGAGGAGGAGGCAAAAATAATCCGGAAAAAGTCTTGACATCAGGAGGAGGAGGAGTTACTATTAGTTATGGCAAACACAAACACAGTCCAAAAGATCCGGAATCAAGCGGCGGATGCAGACCTGAGGCGGGCAAAGCGATGCGGAGAGCACATGGTTGCTCAGACTTCCAAGGGCAATGTAACTATCAAGTACTACCCGAAGAACTCCGGCAACGGTGAGTTCTGGTCTTTGTGGGGAGCGAACATGGAGACGGCAGAAAGTTTCTCCATGGCTTGCGGAGTTGGCCGGACTGGCAAAGCGGCAGTCAAGGCAGTGTTGGCGAGTCTCTACATTATTCAGTTTGCCTAAAGGCAAGACGGAAGAGGGAGGAGGAACCTCCCCTCCCGCCTTCTCGGCTCCGGGTCACTCCGGAGCCTTTTCTATTTCCCGTACAATCTCAGTGTGACGAAAGGATGAAACATGCCAAACCCAAAACTAGGCACTGCTCCTCCTCCTAAGGACAAGCCAAAGCGGCTTCTGTGGAGCAGGATTGCCCTTGTCGGAGTTCCTGTCCTCCTCCTCCTCTTGCCTTTTTATCTCGATTGGTGGGAGGTCAAGGCAGCAAGGCGGCAAGCCAACACGGCAAAGATTCTCAGTGAGGCTTGGGCAGATGCGGATGGGAGCCTTATCCGCATCCCTCCGGGAGCCTCCATGGAGTTCAAATACTTTCCGGATGGATTGACCCTCCGGATTGTCCGGGAGCCCCTCAGCGGCTCTCAGAAGGGAAAGAAAGTGAATGCAGATAACTGAGGTTGTGGTTCATCAGACAACTTGGGCAACGTGGCTTTGGGTATACGGAGCAATGCTGCTTGCGTACCTGCTCAGCTATGCCCTCATCAATCGGGTCCAAGCTATCTTGCAAAAGTTGGTGGATGACAACCTTGCAAAGATTCTCGGGACATGGATGATGAATTCTGGAACGATGAATAAAGACGGCACAATTGCAGGAGGAGGAATTCTTCCGAAGGGTTGGCCGGGAACAGGAGGGAAAGTACAGTGAGATTATTCACACTGAAGAAGAGCGGACTCAAGGGGGTTGAATTCGATCTCCATTCAAAGGAGGAACCCAAGGCGGTATTGTTCCGGAAGACCAAGGCGGATGAGTATATCTATATTGCCTCAAGCCGGGATCTTGCAGACCGGGATTTCATCCGGGTCAATACTCCAAAGGAAATTTGGGAGTATGGGTTCAAGAAAGTTTCTACGCTCCCGACATGGGCGAAGAAGGCCCAAAAGCGGTACAACTTCAAGTTCATCTATGCACTCGCGGACTCTCCGGCATGACTCAGCAAGTTATCAGGTTTCCCTATCTTGTCAATTTCTATGACCTCAATACTGAGGTTGTCGCCGGGATTCCTGTGGAGGACACCAAGCAAGCTCAGTTTGTCGAGAGGCTCTGGGGATTCCGGGAGGGGGACTCCTCCCATGTATTCAAGCGGGAGTTCCAACAGAACGTCCAATTCCTCTGCCGGATAAAGTTCCTTGAATGGAACATAGAAGAGGGGCGGAACATCTTGAGAAAGCGGCTCTGGGTATTCAACCATGAGCTTGCAGAGTTCATGGGGTTTTGGTGGTGGCAATGGGCAAAAAATACTCATGGGTGGGAGGAGGGCTCCCGGTTCTCTACAGAGATCTATCCAAAGGGGCGGTATCATGGCCCTCCTTTTCTGCTGGCAACTCCTGTTAGTTCTGTGAAGAAGAAACGGCAGAACGTTGAGGAGCGGCAGGTTGTTGCTAAGATCCGGAAACAGAATGCTCCTCTGCTCGAAAAACTAGGAAAGGAAGTGTTACCGTTTTGATTGAAGAAAACAGATCAAGCCAACTCATTCTTGGGGAATTTCCCCGCTGGGATGTTGAAACCTATACAACCCTGTTAGGAACAAAGTACCTCAGAGAGCCGGGGATTGCGACTCTCTGCAAACCCGATGCAGGAGGAATTGAGAACCTGTGGGCGGGAGGATTCCTCTGGGACTTTGATGATTTTGTTACTCCCGATGAAGGGGAGGATGGGGCGGACTATCTCCCAGAAACTTTCTACTCTCAGGATGATTGGTCCATTCCTCCGGCAGAGGCTCTTGTCAAGGCAACCGGGCAACTCTGCTATCTGTCCTTCGGTGAGAGGCGGACCAAGAATGCAGAACGGGCGAAATACTTCCGGAACATTTTGGATTCCGGACATGGGTCCGTTATGGAGCATCCCAACTTCTCATTCTTGTTCTACGGCATCAGCCGGAGCTTGACTCATGAGTTGGTGAGACATCGGGCGGGGTTTGCTTTTTCTCAGGTTTCCCAACGATACGTTGATGGAACCAAGCTCCGATTTGTTCAGCGTCCGGAGTTCCTCCTGAGTGAGGGATTGGATACCCGGTTCCGGAAACGGATCAATGCGGCAAGGGATGAATACTCCGAAGTTGCCCAAGAGTTTCTTCCCCTCCTCAAGCAACTCAATCCGGATGCGGCGGGGATGTCAAGGACGGATGTGAGGAAAGCTCTCAACCAAGTTGCAAGGGCAGTCCTCCCCAATGAGACAGAGGCTCCGATTGCGGTAACGGCAAATATTCGAGCATGGCGGCATTTCTTCAATATGCGGGGCTCCCTCTTTGCCGAACCTGAAATCCGGCGGCTTGCTGTCCGCCTCTTCCGTTGTATGTATCCTCTCTGTCCGGAACTCCTGCCGGACATCAAAGTCCATGAAACCGGGGACTTTAGAGGAGAGTATCTGACAGTTGGGCATCCCAAGGTCTGAATAGACCTCCATCTCTTTGAGTACTATGGCCCGGAGGGGCTTGCACTCCTCCGGGTCTTTTGTGATATTATCCGGATAAGCAGTAGGAGGAGAACTTTTGGTGTAACTGAGGCAGCATGGACAGACCGATTGGCAGATTGTCAGCAAGAGTGGAGGAACCACTCAAATGATGAATCATGCAATTGGTCGTACCTCAAAAACGCCATGTACACTTTGTTCACAGGTTAAAGACCGAAGAATACCTCCGCTCTCTGCTATTCCCCAAGCTTAATCACTACATCCCCAAAGTCCCAACTCCTCGGCAAGGCATCTTCCTCAACCTCGATTGCATGGAGGCATTCTATGGAGGAGCGGCGGCAGGAGGAAAAACAGAAGCCATTCTAATGGCGGCTCTTCAGTATGTCCATGTTCCGGATTATTCTGCTCTCATCCTCCGAAGAACTTACCCTCAGTTAAACATGCCAAACTCTATCCTTGATAGAGCACACAATTGGCTGAGGGGGACGGATGCTCACTGGAACAATGAAGCCCACAGATACGAGTTTCCCTCCGGAGCCAAGCTAGTATTCGGGTACCTCCAACATGAGAAGGACAAGTACAACTATGATGGCCCGGAGTTTCAGTACATTGCTTTTGATGAGTTGACTCAGTTCCTAGAGTCTCAGTACACATTCCTCTTTGGACGGCTTCGGAGGCTCAAGGGATTCCCCGTCCCTCTCCGGATGCGGGCGGCAAGCAATCCGGGCGGCATTGGACATCAATGGGTCAAGGATCGCTTCATCACTAATCCTCCTCCTAAGAGAGCTTTCATTCCTGCAAAGCTTGAGGACAATCCCCATGCGGATATCGAGTCTTACAGGGAGGCTCTGTCCAACCTTGATCCGATCACAAGGAAGCAAAGGGAGGATGGAGATTGGGACATCGTTCCGGACGGAGCAGTCTTCAAGCGGGAATGGTTCCGAGAATGGGCGGACTTTGTTCCTCCTCTTGTGGAGAGAGTCAGATTTTGGGACTGTGCTGCAACTAAGGGAGGCGGGGATTGGACTGTAGGAGCTTTGATTGCCAAGGACATCAAGACTGGAAGGTACTTCGTTGAGGATGTTCGGAGAGACCAACTAGACCCGGAAGGGGTTGAGAACATGGTTTGGTCAACGGCATCAGCGGACGGTAGAAATGTTCGGGTCCGGATGGAGCAAGAACCCGGCTCCTCCGGCAAGACAGTTATTTCCTCCTATAGAAAAGTCCTGAAGGGGTACAACTTCAAAGGCATTCCAGCAAGCGGACCCAAGGCGGGCAGATGGAATCCTTTTGCAAGAGCTTGTGAGAAGGGGCAAGTGACTGTCTGCAATGCTCCATGGAATGCTCATTGGCTGAGTGAACTTCTACTAGTACCTGAGGCGGATCATGATGACCAAGCAGACGCAACAAGCGGCTCTTACAATACCTTTGTGATGGAGCCGAAGATCCCAATTGGGATTTCATTTGTCGGTTGAGAGGAGAGAAGGGAAAGACCATTGAAACTTCAACGGACACAGGAACAAAGCCAACTCCGGAGAACCTCCGGAGAAGTTTCTATTACGCGGGTTGACTCCCTTGTCTATGACACTGGCAAGGGGGAGGCCGATATCTACCCAATGATAAAGGGGTTGGCCAAGAAGATGTTCAAAGGGAATGTTGGCTCTATCACCTTTCAAGATTTGATTGGCGCGGGGCTGAAAGGGTTTTCTGAGGCTCTTAGTAAGTGGAGGAGGAACGAAGGAACAAAGCTCACAACCTTTGCCTACCCAAGAATAAAAGGGGAGATGCTTGACCTCTTGGCGAGAGAGACAACGTATGAAAATAGACATGAAGTTGTTGACCCCTCCCGCTTCTTCATGCTTCAAGCTCCGGACCACTTTGAGGAGCAAACTTCCAATCATCTATTGTTCCTCCGGATAATTAGCTACATGGAGGAGGAACTCTCAGACGAGCATAAACTCTGCCTTGTCCGCTTCTACCTTGAAGATGTTCCAGAGAGGCTTATTGCAGAGGAGTTGGACTGTACTCAAGGAGAGGTAACAAAGACACGGAAGGAGGCATTGGCTCTTCTACAAGATAGGTTCTCTCGGTATGCTCCTCCGGGAGCCGGAGATTGGATCTCAGATTGAGCCGATGATAACAGTATGGGCATTTTGAACGCAGTTGGAGACTTTTTCACAACCAAACAGACCGGGCAGTCTACACAGATCATCTCGGCTTTGTTGGCCCAAAAGTTTTCCGGATTCGGGCAGTTCTTCAAAGACGGGTTCTCCTATGAGCAGGCAGCAAAGCATGGATACAAAGCCTCTGTTTGGGTTTACCGTTGCATCAACGCGATTGGAGAGGCGGTTGGCTCCGTCCCTTGGGTAGTGTACAAGCAAGGAGAAGATGGAAGTTTGACTCCTCTGCCGGGGCATCCTTTGGAGCAACTGCTTGCTCGTCCCAATCCATTCACAGATAGAAAGCAGTGGTTCCAAACTTGGGCAAACCATCTGTTCCTGTCCGGAGATGATTACTGGGAGATCGTCCACAACAAAGAAACCGGGCAACCCCATCACATATACTCTGTCCGTCCGGACATGATGAAGCCCATCCCTCATCCCAAGCTTTTCCTTTCCGGGTATCGGTTCCAGTATGAGGGGAAGAAGGTCATATTCAAGCCGGATCAAATCATCCATTGGAAATTTGTTGATCCACTGGACCCCTATACCGGCATGAGTCCGTTGACTGCTGCTGCAAGGACCATAGAAACGGAGAATGCAGCGATCAACTGGAACCAGACGATATTTGACAACTCCGCTGTCCCCAACGGAGTTCTCACAATTCCGGCAGACTCCCTTGAGCAGGAGGACCAACAGGATCTCAAGAAAACGATTGAGCAGGAGTTCACCAAGGGCAATCTCCACAGGACTATGGTGCTATGGGGCGGCATGGAGTGGAAGCAACTCTCACTGTCTCAGAAGGATCTTGATTTCTTGGAGCAAAGAATAATCAACAAGTATGAGATCTGCGCCGTCCATGGAGTTCCTCCTCAGGTTGTTGGAGCACAACCGGATGCTAAGTACAACAACTTCGGCATTGCTCGTCTAAGCTTTTGGGAGGATACTATCATCGGTCTTCTCGATTGGGTCAAGATGAAACTCAATTATACCCTTGCTCCCATGTGGGGTCCAGACATCCGCGTTGGGTATGACCTCTCTGAAGTTCCTGCAATGCGGGAAGCATTCAAAATGAAGATTGACATGGGAGAAACCCTTGCCAAAATGTTTTGGCCCATCAATGCTATCAATGCCCGGTTGGGTCTTGGCATGGAGGAAGTCCCATGGGGAGACGTTGCATGGGCTCCGGCATCCTTAACTCCTCTTGGAGAAATTCCTCTTGATGATGAAGTTGTGAATGACCCAACTGAGGAAGAGGAGGAAGAGGAGGAGACTGAGACCGTTGAGGATGCTGATGAGGATGCTGATGAGGATGACGAAGACGAAGAGGAATAAGAATTGCCAATCTTTTGGCGGCTCCTCAGTGGCAGTATCCCTGAGTGAGCAAAGAGGGGGCTGAGAGCCTCCCGGACTTTCCCAAAGGGGAGAGAGCCCATCCGGGAGGCGTAAGCCCTCATAGAGGCTTCGATTGCATACACTGCCAAAAATTATCCGGATAGCAGAGGCAAAGCCTTCTGTGAGATTCTTTGTGGAAAATCTGTTCAAAGGTTTGCCCTTGGATATGCCGGAGGAAATCTCCTCCTATAAGGTTGGGTATCTCATGGAGGTCAAGTCCGTTGATTCAGACCGGAGGAAGTTTGAAAAGATATGGGCTAAGAAATTTGGGGATGTCTTCAGGGCAGCGGCTTCCAAGGCGGCAAAGGCATTCATGGATTCAGGAGGGGATGTCCATGCTGTTGACAGAGTGATTGAGGATTTTCTCATCCCTCAGTACCATCCCCAATATTCCACCATGCTCTATGATGTTGAACGGCATTTTGTAAAGAGAGCCGGACGGCAACTCAAAGACCCCTTTGATGAGGTTGACCCATTTGATTTAGTTGTCCTTCAAGACTGGAACAGAACTCACACTGCAACTCACATAACGAGAGTAAATCAATCAACCAAGACTTTGGTCCGGAGAATAGTTGACCGGGCAAACAGGGATGGAGTTTCCCTCTTTGATACAGCAAGCATGTTAGAGCAGGGGTATCCATTCAGCCGGAGGAGGGCAAAGCTCATTGCCCGGACTGAAGTAAACTCCTCTTCCAATGCAGCAACTCATTTCAGCATAGGAGGAAACGTTCAACCACAAGCCAACCTCCGGAAGATTTGGGACGCCACATTTGATGGCCGGACTAGAGACACTCACAAGAGAGCAGACGGGCAAAAGAAATGGTTTGAGGAAGCTTTTAAGGTTGGCTCCTCGCAACTCATGTTTCCCGGAGATGACTCCCTTGGAGCGGCGGCAAAAGAGATCATAAATTGCCGTTGCGCTTTGCTGTACAAGCTCCTTTCCAACCGTCCCCCAAGGAGACGGAGTTGGAGGAACTAGTCACAACCCGATAATTACCAATAGAGACAACCTTGAGAGGAAACCAATGAAGAAAAAATACTTTGATCCTGATGCCGCAACCCTAGAGGTTAAAGCATCGGGAGACTCGGAAGATTCCTCCGGGACTTTGGAAGGGTACGCCTCTGTCTTTGGCAACGTTGACTCCTACGGAGAGGTTGTCGTCAAAGGGGCTTTCAAGAAGACTATCAAGGAGCGCATCCCCAAGCGGATGGTCAAGCTCATGGACTCCCATCAAATTTTCGGCGGGAGTAAGGCAGTGATCGGAGTAGTTGAGGAAGCATTTGAGGACGAGAAGGGTTTGAAATTCAAAGCCCGGTTCTCCTCTGTGGACACTGCCCAAGAAGTCCGGACCAAGATCAAGGAGAAAATCCTCAATGCTCTCAGCTTCGGCTTTGATGTGTTGAAGGATGAGTACCACAAGGAAAAGAAGGTCCGGTACCTCAAGGAAATCCGGCTTTGGGAAATCTCGGTTGTTGCATGGGGAGCCAATCCCAGAGCCAAGCCAACAGGGGTCAAGGGAGTGATACCAATTTCCTCCTCCTTGGACCTCTCCACTGCTGAGGACTTTGAACCGGGTATTGCCCGGAAAGCTTTCCGGGATTTCATCGGTGACGATGATCCGGAGGATTGGACCCCGGAGCAGTGGTCAACATTTGCCAAGTTTCACTTGTGGGTTGACCCGGAGAACTCTGAGAGTTTGACCGGGTACAAGTTCCCTCTCTGTGTTGTTGAAGACGGCGAGATCAAGTACAACCTCTCGGCACTCAAAGGAGCCGTTGAGAAGGTCCGTACCAAGGGGGCTTGGGAATCAGAGCAGGAGGAGCTTGAAGGAGCGGCAGAGGAATTGTTCAGCAAGTTCGGTGAGCCTTTCCCATCCAAGGGAGAGAGCCCCATCACTGAGCCGGGAGCGGAGTTGGTTGCTGCCCTCACTCAGCAGATAACGGATACCAAGGCGGCTCTCCAAATTCGAGAGTTGCGGAGAAGCATCAGCGGGTAACTCCATGAGGGAGTCCAACACTCCTCCCACTCACTGAGCCGGGAGATTAGAGCCGTTGGGAGTGAGTAACAGACATCCAAATACGGAAGGAGTTTGAAACGTGAACATTGAACAGGAACTGCAAAAGCTCAGTGAGTCCTTTGTTGAGTTCAAGGGCTTCTCTGAGAAGGCGGTTGCCGAGGCTGAGAAGTATGGCAAAGCAACCGGAGAGATGGAAGCCAAGCTGACGGAGATCAACAGCGATATGGCTGCGAAGGAAGAGAAGATCTCTGCCTTTGTGGACGAGTTGAAATCCGCAAAGGACGCTCGGGAAGCCATGGAGAAAAAGATTGCCGACATGGAGACCTCCTTTGCCCGTGAGGGAGAGGAACTCTTGGACGGCAAGAAACAAGCGGATAAGGAAACCCTCGGCAGGAAAGCTTTCTTCAAAGCCCTCCGCTCCGGGTATGATCCTCAGGCAATCAAGGGTACCGGCATCCTTTCGCCGGAAGAGGAGAAAGCCCTCATCCTCGGCAATGACACTGCGGGCGGGTACCTTGCCCCTCCGGAGTACGTCATGGAGATGATTAAGGATGTAGTTGAGTGGTCTCCCATTCGACAGTTGGCCCGCATCCGCACGACCTCCAGAACCGAGGTTCAGATCCCCAAGCGGACGGGTGTTGCTTCGGCATCATGGGTTGAGGAAACCGGAACCCGTTCCGAGACCGACAATCCCTCCTTCGGCATGGAGCAACTCCGGAGTCATGAGATGTACGCCATGACCAAGGTCTCCAAGCAGGAGTTGGAGGATTCGGTTTTCAACATTGAATCCTTCCTTCGGGAGGAATTCGCGGAGCAGTTCGGCGTTTTGGAAGGTACCGGGTTCGTCTCCGGCAATGGCGCGGGTCAGCCTCAGGGCTTGATGTCTAACGCCAATGTTGGCGCGGTCAACAACGGTCATGCAACGGTTCTTTCCGCCGATGCTTTGATCGCTCTCTACTATGAGTTGAAGGAGGCTTACCTCAACAACTCGCAGTGGTTGATGAACCGGAGCACTCTCAAGACCATCCGGCAGTTGAAGGACGGCAACGGCAACTATCTGTGGGCAGTGGGCATCCGCCGGGAAGCGGAGCCTCCGACCATTCTGGACCGTCCCTATCGGACGGCTCCGGACATGCCTGCAATCAGTTCCGGTACCTATCCCATCATGTTCGGGGACTTCCGGAGAGGGTATCTCATCCTTGACCGGATCGTCATGGAAACCATGGCGGACCCGATCACTTCCAAGGCAACCGGCATGATTGAGTTCTCCGCTCGGAAACGGGTTGGCGGACAGGTCATCCAAGCGGAGGCGCTCAAGAAGCTGTACATGAGCACTTAATCCCGGCAGGGACAGACGGGAGGAGGAAACTCCTCCCTTCCCAAGAAAGGAAAAAATAGTATGCCAAATACTCAGAACTACCGGGAGCAAGGCGGCGCATCCGATGTTATCGGACTTGAGGGAACTTTGGACATCAAGGGGACTCTCAAGAAGGATGGCGGGGACGTTACCGAGGACATGGTTTTCACCAAGGTCATCACCGCTACTCTTGCCGAGATCAAAGCCGGTAAGACCCTCATTGTCAACCCATCCGCGACCAAGAAAATCATGATTGTGGGTGGGGAGGTCAAGGCAGCGGGTACTGCTGCAACTGCAACCTCTGTTGACATTGAAGACACGGCAAACGCCAAGGTTGCTGTCATGGATGTTGCTGGTCTTGCAGACGGAGCGATTTTTGATCTCCGTGGGGAAGCTACCGCCAACATCGCTACAACCCTCGCCGTGGCGCTTGGAGCAGGCTTGGACGTTCAAGCCAAGGACATCGGAACTGCCTTGACTGGTACAACGTCAATCAGGTTCATTCTTGATTACAAGATCGTCTCTCCGTAACAAGGGAGGAAGTCTTAACAACTCGGATCTTGAGGAAAAGGAATTTGGAAGGAGACTGGAACAATGAACACTCTTGCAGTTAACCTTGCCGTTGAAGCGGCAATTGATTACGCCCAACTCACGGCAACAAAAGTTGGTGACCACATCATTGACATGGCTGGACATTATCAGCTTGTGTTTCTGATTCATGTCCATGCCATCGGGACGTTGACGGCGGCACACTATTTCACGCCGGTTGTCTATGAGGGGGATAATTCCGCCCTTTCGGATGGAGTGGCGATCACCAACGCTGCCCGTATCGTCGCAACGGATGTCTTGGACGATGACACTACAGCGGAGGATGTCATCAAGGTTGAAGTCACTCTCGGTACCAAGCGGTACATGAGGCTTCATCTCGTGGAGACCGACACTGCCGATGTGACTCTCTCCGCTGTTGCGGTGAAGGGAGATGCTCGGGTTCTTCCGACTTCCTAAATCCTCCTCCTCCGGATAGGGTTGTACGGGAGATTGATCCCGGTTGAGCTTATGTGATCCGTCTGCCTCATGGTGATCTTGCTCAACCGGGATCTCTGCATTTATTAGGAGGAACTATGGCAGCAATCAATTTCGATCTTGAACTCAAGACCCCTCCAACGTTTTGGCCTTTAACCTTGGATGAGATCAAGGAGCAACTGAAACTTCCTCTTGGTCAGACCTCGGATGACAACCATTTGGTTGCTCTGCTCAAGGCAGCAACAAAGTCCGTTGAAGGGAAGATCAACAAGGGGCTCTGTGAGCAAGTCTGGGTACAGACTCAGGACTTGTCCCCAAAGCAGTTCCGGCTGTATAAAGCTCCTGTCTTGTCCGTTGTTGAGATCGACACAATTTCCTCTTGGGATGATGACACTCAGACTCCTGTTGATTCCGGGGACTACATCCTCCACAAAAACAAACTCACGGCAAGGAGTTCTTGGCCTTCTCACAGAGAAATGAAATCCTTTATAACGGAGTTCGTTGTTGGTTGGGCAGAGACCCCGGCAGTTGTCAATCCCGAGAATCTTGCAGCGGCAAGGGAAAATATTCCGGAAGATATCCGGACGGCGGTTGCTCAGATGATTGGTCATCTCCTTGAGAACCCGGAAGGGCAAGGAGCGGATTTGAAATATGAAATCATCGCTAAGAGGTACGGCGGACTTCCTCCCAATGTGAGTATCCTCCTTGCTCCTTACGTGGATTGGACGTTTGTATAATGGCCCGCCATACTGTCAAAAGCAACTTCCGATACATGCTTGAGATTCAATCTCCTCATTCCATCCCTGATGACGGAGGAGGAAGCGAGAAAGCATGGCAAGGAGAAGGCTCCTTTTGGGGCAACGTCCGGGACTCCAGTGAGTATGAGCAGATGATTGGGGCTCAGCTACGTCAAAACATTTCTCATGTTGTGGAAGCCCGGTATGCCGGAGAGGTCAACAGTACTTGGAGAATCCGTTGGCAGGATGAGGGCAAGACCCGGTATCTCTCCATCATTGGCGTCAAGGACGTGAACACTCGGCATAGGCTCATCAAGATCAAGTGTGAGGAAGTGATCCCCCGGACAAGAGACTGACATGCCCAAGACGAGAAGTGGAGTAACTGTTGAGATTGTAGGAGCGGCAACCCTCAAGAGGAACTTCAAGTTATATGAAACTCGGATCAAAGCAGCGGCTAAAAGAGTAATCAATATTTCCGCCCTCAACATCCGCAATGATGCAGTCAAGAACGTTCCCGTTGATGAGGGGCGGCTCAAGACCACTCTCCGTCCCACGTTCTACCAAAACGGAATGACCGCTGAGATTGGGACCAATGCCGGGTATGGGGTCCATGTGGAATTCGGAACAGGTCCAAGGGGACGGGCCACCAATACCTATCCGCTGCCTCCGGGGTACACTCACGGCTCTGGAGGGAAGATGCCTCCCATTGATGTCATTAGGGAATGGGCAGTCCGTCACAGCATTCCTCCCAAGTTTGCTTTTGTGATTGCCCGAAAGATCGGAAAGCATGGTCTTCCAGCAAGACCATTTCTGACTCCGGCTTATCTGGCAGAGAGACCGAAGTTCAACCGGCGGCTCCGTCGGGTTATCGGGAGCACCAATGCAGGAGGAAAGAAATAAATGCCTCATATGATTCCAGCAGCCGGAGTGATGGTTTGGGAATTGCAGACCGGACTTTACAACATGCTCAGCGGGGACGTTACTCTCATGAGCTTGATGTCCAAACTCTATGATATGGAAGTACCGGAGGAGGAAGATACCAAGTTTCCCTATGGAGTGGTTGGGGAGAGTTATGAGGTAGCAGACAACAGGCTCAATGCTATTGGCCGGGAGAGCCTTGTTACTATCCATGTCTATGACCGGAGGCGGGGTAAGAGGAACGTCTCCCAGATCATGTCTCAGATGGTCCGGACCCTTGAGCATCAGACTATCCCGGTTGCCGGTTGGCATGTTGTCCAAGTCCTCCTTGAGGATACACGGGCTATGGCAGAAGGGGACGGGATCATCCATGGGGTAGTCCGTTTCCGAATCAAAGGACAACCAATCCTATGAGTGAAGAATATGTAAGACCAAAGGCTCCCAAGTACTTTCTCTCCGATGTTACGGAGGAGGAGGAACTACAAGGTTGGAGAGAAGGGCAATGGAAAACATTTCTGCAATTCAAATGTATCCGTTGTCCCTTTGACTCCCTTGAGCGGTTGGTCATGTCTGCCCATATCTATGAGGATCATGTTCTCAAGGACAGGCTCATGGAAGAGGCTATCCTCCAACAAGCCTCCGGAGTGCGACCAATTGCGGCGGACTTGTTTGACGCTCAAGGGAGGAAGCTGGACACCATAGAAGACCCGGAGTTAAGGGATGATGCAGTCCTCGCAGAACTTTACGGAATCTCAGAGGAGGAGTGATCCCGATAATTACACATAGAGGCTCAGAAGGAGTCACAGGAAAGGAGCTAGATGCCAAGAACCGAAATCACAAAAACAGTTGCTCCCGGAGCTTATCCGTTGGATGGGGTTGCTGTCACGTTTGAAGACGCTGATGCTGCCAACAAAAACGGGTTCACGATGGAGGGCAATGACCTTCTGCTCGTCCGGAATGAAGGAGCGGGAGACAAGACTTTTACTCTCGATTCCGTTCAGGATGACATGGGGCGGACAGGGCCTATCACTGCTCAGATCCTTGGAGCCGGGGCATCAGTCATGCTTGGCCCGTTCCGGGACAGGATTGGTTGGTATGACCCCACGGACAGTCTGATCCACTTTGAGGGAGAAGACACAGACATTGAGTTTGCCGTCATCAAGCTCGGCTAAAGGAAAGGAGGAATAAAGAGAATGGCAAGACAAACACATGTTGCTCAAGATGCTCCGGGTTCCTACCCAACCGTAGGCGTGGCTTTGACTTTCACGGCGGCTGATGTTGCCAACAAAGAAGAACTCACCATGACGGGCCAAGAGTTGCTTTTGGCTTTGAATACGGGAGTTGGTGCTCAGTTGGTGACGATTGAAACCGTCGCCAACCAACGGGGAAGAACGGCAGACATTACCGCAGACTCCCTTGCTGCCGGAGCCATGCACTGTTATGGCCCGTTCACCAACAAGAGCGGATGGGAGCAGGCAGGAAAGCTGCTCTTTGAAGCGGACGCGGTAGATGTTGAGTTCGCTGTTGTGAAGATTGCGTAACGACGGGAGGAACTCCCTGCAACCCCACAAGGAGAGATATAGATTATGAGTGCATCTCCGGCAGTATCTGCCTTTGGTACTCTGCTCAAATTGGGGGATGGGGCAACCCCGGAAAACTTCAGCACTATTGCAGAGTTGAAGACCATCTCCGGACCCTCCCTCTCGGCGGACGCAATTGATGTTACGGTCCACAATACCCCAACGCCTTTCAGACGGTTCATTGCCGGTCTGTTGGACGGCGGGGAGGTCAACTTTGACATCCATTTCATCCCGCAAGATCCGTCCCACTCCTACTCAAGCGGAATCCTCAAGGACATGCTTGACAGGACCATCAGGAATATTCAGATTGTTTTCCCCGATGTTGGGGTAACAACTTGGGCATGTCCTGTGATCTTCACTGGGTTTGAGATGTCTTCAGATCCGGGAGACGTTTTGTTGGCTTCGGTGACTGCAAAGGTTGCCGGACCTCCGACATTTGCCTAAGTTCCTGAGACCCCTTCTGAGGACATCAGGAACCTCCGGGGATGGTTCCGGACCCCATCCCCGGAGAAACTAGCTCAGAGAGCCTGTATCGAGCAGGAAACAGGTATCTGAGAGATGGTCTGGAGAAAGATTGCTCATGATGAGTGGAAACATTACGGAGATGCCCGTACCTCCCAGACCCTTCACAAAGATCCTCCTTGGCAAGGACAACAAAGAATTCCAAATCCTTGTAACCTTCAACGGCATTGCAGAGATTGAGGACATGACCGGCAAGTCTGTCATGGATCGCAAGCTCTGGGATGAGGATATCTCAGATCCGGAAATTGTCCGGAAAATGTTGTACGTCTGCCTCAAGCCCGCAAGTCCGGACCTCAGTGAAACGGAAGTTGGGGGAATGCTCCACATGGGAAACCTCGCCTATGTGATGGGCAAGATCACTGATGCTTGGAAGATTTCTTCCGGAGAAAAGGGAAGCAAGGATTTGCTCCCTTTAGAAATACTGCAAGCAGCTTAGCCAAGAAAGGTAAAGGGAGGAAGAAAGGAGAACCCGATTTTGTTCCTCTTGATTGGCCTAACTTGGTTGCCTTTGCTCGGTTTGACATTGGTCTTGATTTTGAGACCTTCATGTCCCTCTCACCTTTTGAGTTCTTCTGCCTCCGGGAACGGTGGCTTACTGAACAGGAGCAGAGAGACTTCCGGACGGGCTTGGTTGCTTGCATCCTTGCAAACGCTAACAGAGGGAAACGAAAAAAGGCTTTCAAGATTGAGGACTTTCTTCCAAACAGAAGAGGAGACAAAGGCAAGAAGGGGAAGAAGGAGCAACACTGGCAAGACCAATTGGACGTTGTTAAAGGACTGCATCATCTGTTCGGCGGCAAGCCTGTATCCAAGAATAAAGCCAAGGGAATGGGCAAGATGAAACGGGCAGAGAAGATTGCAAGAGGGCTCCTCAAAGAGGGGGAGGAAGATTAGAGCAAGGGAGTAGACACAATGGCCCAAAGTGTTGGAGACATCTTTGTAAGACTCGGGATGGAGATGAGCCAATTCTCCAAGGGGATGCAATCGGCTCAAGACCAAATGAGGCAGGTTGGTCAGAATCTTCAGAGTGTTGGAACCTCCCTTACTCTCGGTATCACGGCTCCTCTTGTTGGGCTTGCTGCAACTGCAATCAGAACCGCTGAGTCTTTCAGTGCGGCAATGAATCAGGT